TCAGGCTTTGTCATGATCGCGGACGCTGTATTTCACCACGCCCCAGATCACAAGCTCGTCCCCTTCCATCACGTGGCGAGACGGGTACTTCGGATTCTCTGACTTCAGGATGACCTCGTTCCCGCGCATGTGCAGCCGTTTGCATACGGGCTCCGAGTTCAGGGCGGCAATCACGATGTCGCCGTGCTCGGCGTAAAGGCTGCGATCTACAATCACCAGGTCACCGCAGTAGATCCCTGCGCCCTGCATGCTGTCGCCCTCGATCTTCACCAAGTACACGTGCGGCGCGCGGATGTCGAAGAGCTCATCGAGTGAGATGTGCTTCTCGATGTGATCGGCAGCCGGCGACGGGAAGCCAGCCGGGACGTGGAAGGAGTAAAGGGGCAGCTTTTCGCCGCCGGCCGACAGCGGGCCGAGGATCGTGACGCTCATGATGCAAGCCTTGTTTTGATTAACTGTATGTATATACAGTTAACGTTCTTGTCCGCTTGCGGTCAATCTCATGTATAGGAAATTTCGACGGGTGACACCATGTGCGGACGCTACTCGATCTACGAATCAATGGACCATTACCTCAAGGAGCTCGCGCCAAAGCAGTTGGTAATCAATGGCTACGACCTATGGCCGATTGAGCGCTACAACGTCGCGCCGTCGACTCGCGTGGAGATCATCCGGCCGACCGAGGAAGGCTTGAGCGTCGACAAAGTGAAATGGGGATGGTCGCCGTTCTGGGCGAAGAAGGATGCGAAGCGCCCCGCTCCCATAAACGCCAGGGTCGAGACGGTGATGACGGGGAAGTACTTCAAACAGGTGTGGCCGAACGGCCGCGCACTGGCGCCGGCGAATGGTTGGTTTGAGTGGGTGAAGGATCCGGATGATCCGAAGAAGAAGCAGCCGTATTTCATCAGGCTGAAGGAGGAAAGCCCGATGTTCTTCGCTGCGCTGGCGGAGGTGCATCAGGGGCTGGAGCCTGACCCGCAGGACGGGTTCGTGATCATCACGGCCGATTCAGATCAGGGGATGGTGGACATTCACGACCGGCGACCGGTAGTGCTGAGTCCAGAGCACGCCCGGGAATGGGTCGATCCGGAAACAACGCCGGAGCGCGCCGCCGAAATTGCGAAGGAGTGCTGCAGACCGACTGAAGAGTTCACCTGGTTCGAGGTGAGCAAGGATGTAGGAAATGTGAGAAATCAAGGCGCGCATCTGATTGAACCGAAAAAGCAGTAGAGACGCATTGCGTGCCAGTTGAGAGGTGAGCCGTCAACATGGACGCTTGTAAACCGAGACCGCTTCTGAGAACGGAATCAGTCTTCGATCAGAATTGGAGAAAAAAGCGTCTAAGTCAGACTCCTGATTGAGAGTAGACTGATCAGGATAACCCCTAGGTGGAGATTGCCATGACACATGTATGGTCAGGCGTTCTGCCAATCCACCGGGAAATCGTCATTGTTGAAAGCGATGTGATTGTTCGCGAACTGATGGTCGAGATATTGCAGGGGATTCGAGCTGAGATCGTTACATTCGGTACTGCCACTGAAGCCTTAGACTACATTTTGGACTCTCATGGAGCCTGCTCACTGTTGATCACCGATCACGGACCTGGAAGGCTGTCCGGCTTAGCGCTATCAGAAATGTTCCGAGCTAAATGGCCGTATCTACCCGTCATATTGACTTGCGCGTGTGGACTTGAATTCAAGGCGTTGCCCCAAGAAACTGTCTACCTGCAGAAGCCTTGGCCCATCGATGCGCTCTGTTCAACCGTGAAAAGAATTTTTACGCAGCAATAAAGCGTCATACATTCTCAACGCGCGGGTACAGCGGACGGACGTCTTACCATCGGCCCATCGGCATGCCAGGTAAGCTTGGCATAAACTCGCGGATCTTGATTTCAACGGCGGCATCGAACATCGCATGCAACCTTTCTAACTCCAAAGCAGTTATTCGACTTTTGTCCCCCATGTCTTGGAGAAAGTTTTCGCAGTCCATTGCGCGAGTTACAAGCTCACTAGCCGAACTCGCTTCATTCAGACGGCGTAGCAGCGCTGACGAGGCTCGCGCTATAACGTCGGCTGAGAACGGTCCCCCTCCACGATCTGCAGACACCACACACCTACCAATACCAATTGAATGACCGACCTAGCGCGACGGACGACTGTTTTTACTGACATGCGATCTAGTAGCACACAAGATGAATGAGCATCGCGATCTTCTAGAATTCCGCAATATTGGCCGAGATGCATAGTTGCCGACGAATTGCGCGATCTTAACGGGCTTGAAGCTGGCGCGGTCATTTAAAGCGGGCTGGTATGCTATTAGAATGCTGGCGTTTTTTTCAAGTGAGCCCCCGATATTGAAACCCATTCTTCTCGTTGAGGATGATCCTCGCGATCTGGAGTTGACGCTGGTGGCGCTTGAGCGCAGCCAACTGGCCAACGATGTGATTTCCGTGACCGATGGTGCGCAAGCGCTGGATTACCTGCTACGCAGGAACGACTACGCCGACCGGGCCGAAGGGAATCCGGCTGTGATTTTGCTGGACCTGAAACTTCCCAAGGTCAACGGCTTGGAGGTACTCGAGATCGTAAGAAGCACTGAGGAGCTTCGCAGCGTTCCTATTGTGATGCTGACGAACTCGAAGGAACCGGTCGACTTGGGCCGCGCTTACGAACTTGGCGTGAACTCCTATGTGGTGAAGCCCGTAGTCTTTCAGGATTTCATATCGGCAGTGGCGGATCTTGGGGTGTTCTGGGCAGTCCTCAACGAGCCGCCACCTGGTTCAACCCGGACGATCCTTCGCTCAACCAAACCCTGAAACCGAACTAATCGGGCAGGACATACATCCTGCCCCCCTCACAAACACCACTAGCTCGTAGCGTGGCTACTATATCCCTCGTCCCAACACGAAGCTCTGCCCCCTCCACCCGTCTGGATATTTCTCATTCTTCCGTTTGGATCTAAAATTGCCAGAATCTCAGGAGAGGTCGACGACAAGGAGAGCACATGCCACACAACACTCGGTCCCAACGCCAGCTAGCCAGCCTCCGCCGGATGCGAGACTGGCACCTTGATCAAGCATTACGAGCAAAGGTTGCGGGAAAAAAGCAGGAGGCTGAATTTCATTTCCGCTATTACGACCTGCTCGGGCCTGCAGTGGAAGTAACGGAGCGAGGGGATCGCGATTAGTGGGAGCACTTAACGCACTGGGTTGATCAGGGCCTGATATGCCTTTTCACAGGCAAGGCCCGCTATTCGGGCTGCGTCATAAGCCCTTGCCAGCTCTCCCGCTCGTTTGTCAGCCCGCTGGAACAGGTCGGAGAGCACCATGGCGGCGCGGGTGGCTGACGTGCTTCGGCTGGCAGGTCCGGTATCGCTGGGGGAGCAACTTGCTCCGGCAGCCAGTTTTCCTGCTTTGTCGCGCACCCGGTAGCCAGCATCATCAGCGCTGACAGCATCAGCAGTCGCAACAGCCTGTTGTTGTCTTGCATCATTTCCCACCTGGTTGACTGCCGTCTGGCGGCGTTGCTCTTCGGTTCGGTTCGCAGTCGTTGCAGCGGCCATGCCTTTCGCCTGAAGCGCTTGTTGATCGGACCACTTGGCTTGCCAGCGTAGATCGGAAGCAGTCTCCCCCCGTCCGTAGGCCGAGGACAGGGCCCACCAGCAGATCCCGATCACCGCCAGCACCACCAGTCCGTAGACCAGCAGCCTGACGCGGATGTCGGTCATGCCAGCACCCCGCCCGCCGCAACATAAACGGCCAAAAGGTCCTCCAGATTGTGCTCACGCTGCCCATATCCCGCCCCTGGCAAACTGGCCCAGATGTTCCGGCACTTCTGGATAGCGCTTTCGATGCGGCCCGCCTTGATGTCGTCCAGCGCCTTGCGCTCCTTGATCAACTGGATGGCCCACCGATCCTGGCTAACGGGGCCGAAGTCCGGCAGCTTCAACTGGTCGCGGTAGTGTGCGTAGTCCTTGAGCATGAACTGATAGCGGCCCGAGGCGTTGGACGTCTGCCCGGATTTGCTGAACACCTTCGACTTACGCCCTCCCGCGAACGGATGAACGCTGTAATCAGTGAACAGCTCGATCTTGCCGTCGACTCCCGTCACGATCACGTTGTATCCATCGTCGGACCGCTTGAGGTAATCGCTGCCCAGTTCCGACCAAGCCAGCAGATCAAGGAACGCAAGAGCGTTCCGGCCGCCCGCGGCTGTTTCTGAAATTCTTGCCATTCACTTTTCTCCAGACGAAAAAAAGCCCGCGCGCGGCGGGCATGTGTTGAGCAGGCGTTATTCGGCTGGCTGATCCTGTTCAGGAACGTCCTCGGCAGTGATCGTCACCTGGGCGCGATAGGTCTTCACCAGTTGCGCAGTGCGGATCAGCGATTGAGGGAACGCTCCGAGGATTTCGCGCGCTTTTGCATCAGCCTCGGCTTCGGTTGCGTACTCGACCTGATTATTTGGGTCGAACGAGTTGCTGCCATTGATCACGATAAAAGGCATACGAATCTCCAGTTTCAGGGGTTTGATAAATCAGTTGTAAGGGAAAGGCAGTACGGTTGTTGCGATGACCAGGGCGACAGGAAGAGTGTCAACCGGCAACCCTGCGACGGAACCTGGTATTGAGAAAGCGATGCCGTTGAGCGCCACATCCGTTGTTCCGCCGGCTGGACCAAACATGAAGCTCATGCCGCCCACCCTTCCGTAGGCGCCTTCGGACATGCCCACTACTTGCGGGTTAACTCCTGTCAGATTCGCGCTCCAGTAGCCATTGCAGCCCCGCGAATAGTTCAGGAAGGCGGCGTACTCGACGCCACCGGGCAGCGCCACGTCCACGACGTAATGCGCCTGTGGATCAACTGATGCCGTCTGGAACCTCACACTCTGCCACGCGCCGCCGGCATACGGCCCGATATACCGCCCGTATTGGTCAAGCGCTGTCGGGCCAGGCGCCTGAACTGCATACAGGATGTTCAGCGGCACCTGCAGGGAGTTGAACGAGATTGAACCATCAGCCCTACGGGTTTTGAGCCACGGCGGGTTGCCTGCGACGTTGTCATTCATCAGGTCGAAAACGTACGCCTTGGTGCTGGTATCACCGCCGCTATAGAAAAACTTCACCGTGTTGCCGGAACGCGCGGTTCCTTGCAGGCATCCTTTCCCAACGATGAAGCAGATAGGGTTGACCGCGTTGCCCACGGTGATCGAGAACATTTGATCACCGGCCCGGGAGGAATCGTCGTAACTCGCTCCCGAGTTCGGGTCCAGGTTGATCCCTCGCAGGTATTTTCTTGGCCATGTCTCATCGGCCTGCAAATACCCGCTTTTTACAAGTCCATGGGTGATGTATTGAGTGTCGAATAAAAGGGTTCCGTCCTCCTTTCTAACGAGCAATCCAGCCATCAGTAGTATCCATAGAAGATTCGGCAGTTTGCCGAGAAGTAACCCCAGCCATTGGTGTTGTAGGAGTAGGTCCAGCTCAAGGCTGTGCCGTTGAGCACGACCGCGGGCCGCTTGCCTTTCTCGCGCTGCAGGTCAACCAGCGGCACGATCTGGTAATAGAGCTGCTTCCCAGTCGGAGGCGTCGGCAGCGTTGCACTGCCGTTGGCCCCGTTGGTGTCGACCCACCCCATGTTCTGGCTGATCCTCATCGTCATGTTGAGGATCTCTTGACCTGCCGGGTTTCTAATGATCAGGCCAGTCATGGTTTACACCTTCAGTTCAAGAATGGTCACGCCTCCGGATGTTGCAAACAGGCCGTCCTCTCGCAAGATGATCGACTTGCCATTGGTGGCTTTGTTGTTGATGGCGATCGCGCCGGTGTTGTAGTCGACGATCATCACGGGCACGCCATAGTTCGTCAGCGTGGCAGAGCTAATAGACTGCCCAATGATGCCGTTGACGATCGTGGCCTTCTTGATCACCGCATCGGCAATGAACACCTGGCCGCCCTCAATGATGAAAGGCGATGAAACGTTGCCCGCAACATCCCGTATGACCGCGAACCGGTCAGCAGCAACGATGAACTGCGATTGCAGAACCCCAGAGCTGTTGTCCAGGCCAATGCCGAAGCCTGCTACGTAGTTCAGGCCGTTCTGCGCCACCTGAAGGCGGACGCTGTAGGCAGCCGAAATCTTCCCGGCAGAATCGGCAATAGTGGTCGCTTGCTGTTGAAGCTGGGCGGTGTTGTTGCCCACCGACGTTTGCAGTCCAGTGATTTGCTGCGACTGAGAGCTGATCGTTGCGCCTTGCTGGGTGACCGTGGTCGTCAGCGAAGACAGCGCCTGCGCAGACCCTGCTGCAGACCGACGACCGACCGCGATGTAGCCGATGTCGATAACCGAGTTCGCATCCCCTGAGTTGTTCATGTCCAGGCGAATGGCGTAAATGCCGGTCTTGCCGTTCCAGCCGGTGTGCCCGGACAGGTCCAGTTCGATGTCCTGCCAGTCCTCCGTGTTCAGGTTAATCGGCCAGTTGAATCGGCGCGCTTCGGCCAGGCCGCCATCTTCGTTCGCCCAGTACATCGCCGCCGATGCGCGCGTGGTGTTCTTGCGCCGCAGCCGAATGCGCAGAAACGGGTTCTCCGATCCGTTCAAGTTGCCGAACGAACTGGTCGCCTGAATCTGGGTGTATTTCGACACTGTGGCAAACAAAGTACCGGCAGTGATCGTCGCGCCCGACACGTTTGCCGTCCAGCCCCGGGTAGAGCCGGTCATTTCCCAGGCGTACCCCGCCACGAATGGCGCCGCGCTGCCAATGGTGTTTTTCAGGTTGGTGATGTCGGAGCTCTGCGACGTCAACGTTCCTTCAACACTGGTGACGCGATTGCCGAGCGTTTGCAGTGCCGACGCGCTGGCCTTCGTTGACAGCCCGTCAGTGGTGCTGTTGACAGCGTTCTCAAGCGAGGTCGTGCGGCTTCCCACACTCGTAAGGGTGGTCCCCTGCTGCGTGACCGTGGACTGCAGGGATTGAACCGCCGTCGAAGTCGCCGCCTGATCAGACGCCAGAACTGCACCGTTGTCCCGCCATCCCGAAGCAACCGCGCCAAGCTCGACCTGAGCACGGGTGAACTCAACAAAGCCGCTGGATACGGAATCCCCCGCATAGATACGGTAGAAGACCTGAACGTTCGCTGTGTTGGCCGGCAAATTCGGATAGCTATAAGAGATCCGCTGGCTTCCTCCTGTGACAGGAATCATGGCGGAAGCTGGAGCCGCGATAGCTCCGTTCGATGCATTGCGCGCCTGAATGAAGATCCGCACCTGAAGCCCAGCTGTGCCGCGCATGTTTATAGAGGCAGTAACCGTTGCACCAGCTGTTACCTTCGGCGTGAGCGCGTCGGCGAACCTGATCGAACGGTAAAGCGCGCTTGTCGTCAGGTTGGTGACATCCACTCGCTGAGATTTTTCGCTGGAGACCAGGAACGATGGAACCAGCGACATAACCCCAGTTGAGCTGCCTGGAGCGCCGGGACCGTCCAGCAGCCAGCCATCTGCGACGCCTGGTGTAGTGCTCTCTTTGGTGAATGCCGGGTTGTAGACGAGGTTCTGACCGCCAATGTCGCCGATGCTGTTATTCAGCGTCGTCAATTGGCCGCTTACGCTCGTCAGACCGGTTTCAGTCTGAGTAACCCGGCTGGTCAGAGCGTCTACTGCCGCCGAACTGGCTTTGGTCCCCAGTCCTGTAGAAGGACTGTTGACGGTGTTCTCCAGTGAAGTGACCCGCGTGCCCTGGCTGGTGATCGTGCCCTCGGCGGAGGTCACTCTGGTAGTGAGACTGTTGACGGCACTTGCATCTGCTTTCGTTTGAGCGAGCGCCAGCGCATTGGCAGCGGCCGTCGCCGCATCCGTCGCAGCCTTGTCTGTAACAGCGGCCCACGCGGTCCCCGTCCAGCGTTTTGGCGTGTTGGCGTTGCCGGTGGTATCGATCCACAGGTTCTGCGCCAACTGATCGGCAGCCGCCGGCGCCGCCGACTGAACAAGAACCTTGCCTTTCCCGCCCGCCAAGGTGTTCGCCGCATTCGCGGCATTCTGCGCAGCGGTGACGTTCTGGTTGGTGACGGTCAAGCTGTTGTTCAGGCCGGTGATCGCCGTGCCCTGGCTGCTGAGTGTGTTCTCGGCAGTCGTGACGCGGCTCGACAGGCTGCTGACCACGGACGAATCGGCTTTGCCGTCCAGCGAAGTTTGCAGGCCGGTGATCTGGTTCGCCTGCGCGGTGTTGACGCCCTCAATGCTGGTGATTTTGGTTTCTGTGGTGGTGACGCGCGCGGCCAAGCCGTTTGCCGTTTGCACTGCCTGGCCAACGTTCAGCCAAAATTCGGTGTTCGGCGGCGGTGTGTTGACCGGTACATTCTTCAATGCCTGATAAATGATCCCGTCCGCGCCGAGCACGCCCTGCCCGTTGGTGTAGGTCTCGTCTGCCTTGTACGGCATCGAGTCGGCCAGATCTGCAATCTGATCGATCTGCGCCTGCAGCTCGCTCTGCACCTCGGTCACGGTGTTGCTGACGTCGGTGATTTGCTGGCTTAGGTCCGTCCGGACATCGTCCAAGCGCTCATTCACGGAGCCCGGGCCGTCGCCGCCGATCTTGCCAATTTCCCCCAAGAGTTCCTGGCCCAACTGGCTCTCGGTGATTTGACCAGTCAGGTAATCAAGGATGTCATCGGCATCGGCGCTGGCTTGGCCATTGACGACGGTCGGAGCCTGCGGAAACCACGGCCCCTCATTGCCGGTACGGTCGACCAGTCGTGCCCAGAAGAAAAACGACTGGCCCGCGCGCAGGCCCTGCATAGTGTAGTCCGATTGCGGGTACGCCAGATCGGCCAGCTTAGTCGCGCTGTCGAGCTGCGGCGCCTCGCTGTACCAAAGCTCGGTGCGCTGGGTGTCTTCCGCACCTGGTGGGAAGGTCCACTTGATGCCGATGCCGAAGATCAGGCTTTCGGTGGTCAGCGACGTGATTGCGGGCGGCAGACCTTCTTTGCCGTTGAGCAGAGTTGGTTCGGAATACGCCCACAAGGACGAGTTGCCATTTACGCCGACAGCTGAAACCCGAGCCGTATAGGTGCCGGTGTAGATGCCCGACACCTCGATCGATGATGTGTAAGTGATACCGGCATAAACCCAGTCGCCCGAATCCTTCTTCCACCAGACCTGATAGCTCTGTGCGCTGCGTGCAGGCTCCCACGTAATGCGCATGGTTGCGATGGTCAGCCCCTGCTTCACGGCATCATATGTCGAGAGCTGGATATTGGTGGGCATTGCCTGCACCGCGCCCGGTAGCGTGGTGGTTGGAGGTGTGACGATCTGGGCGCCGCTGTCGATGGCGGCAAATTTGCTCGCGTTGTGCTGAACCGCGACCACGTCGTATTGAAGCTTGTCATCCCCGAAGTTCTCAGTGATGGTCAGGATGCGATAGGTTTCAGGCACGACCTCTGCGGTTTCGATCGCGTACACCGATTCGGTGACTGGAGCTGCGCTGAAGTTCTCGGTGACGGTGATCACGCGACCGGTAACGGTTTTGATTACGCGAGTCTGGGCCGTGCCGTTCGGCTGGATAACAACCAGTGTATCGCCGGCGGCGACAGTCAGGTCATCGTCAACAGTAATGCTGTTCGTGGTCGAAGCCTTGACCCGGCCGCCGATTGGCTTGCCCGCGTAGTGCTGGTCTGCAACTCGAATGATCTGGCCTGGGCGCGCGAGCACGCCATCCAGCCCGACACTGAATTGAATGGTGCCGGTTTCCAACTGGTTGGTCAGCAGCGTGTAATGACCGAGACGCTGGGCTTGGCCTTGCGACACGCAGCCGAACGCCGTGATTTCAGTTTCGCGAATGCCGTAACGAGCGATGGCCTTTGTGTTCGGCACGTACTCGACTTTCTGTGCGCCGAAGTCGTCGCGATCAGTCCAGCTGACCTTCGCAACGCTGAAACGAGTCGATCCAGAAGAGCCGGGGCGGCTGAAATAGCCATCGATGACGTTGGCATTGGTGTAGGTGTACACCGGGTCGCTTGGCATATCGGCGGACGCGACGACTTCGCTCCCGGCGTAATAGGCCATGCCGCGAAAGATGCTCGCCAGATCTTGCAATACTTGAAGCGCATCGGCGCGCGACTGGAGGTACAGGTTGCAGGTGAAACGAGGTTCCTGCCCGCCCTTTCCGTCCGAGACCATCGCATCGCAATACTGCGCGATCTGGTAAAGCTCCCACTTGTCGACGTTGTCGCTGCTGATGAAGCGGCCCAGACCGTAACGATCATTGATAATGATGTCGCGATAAATCCACGCCGGGTTGTCGGTCCACGCGAGTTTGAACGTGCCATCCCAAGTGCCCGAATAGGTGCGCGACTCTGGGGTGTAGTTGCTCGGCACCTGGATGATGCGGCCCCTGATGCGAAAGGCGCGCTCAGGGATGTTAGAAAACTGGCTCGCATCGATCTTGATCCCCACCAGGGCGGTGTAGGGATATTGCAGCTTGGCGTCGATCACTTCGGTGTAGCTGACGACAGTGGTGGTGTCGCCGATCTTGGCATCGCTGTAATCAGGCGTCGTGCGGCGAACGCGGATAGACCAACCTTCCTCGGCTGCTGGAAGATCGATTCGGTGCGAGCGCTGATAACCGGTGGTGGTCTTGCCATTGAAGGCAGTCGTGATGATCGGCACATAGTCGGAGCCGTCCGTAGATAGCTCGACAACATAGTTCACGGTGAATCCAGTCGTATCGCCGTCGCTGTTCTGCTGATACAGAGCGGACGCCCCCAGGCGCAGACGAACGCCAGACAGCTGCAGGTTGCTCAGGCTCTGGGTCCATGGCTGGGAGGCTTTCAACTCAACGCCGACCGCGTGTTCCGTTTCTACAGACGGAAAGCCGGTGATGTAATCCTGATCGTGCTCTCCGAAGCGCTGTTCCCAGGTGACGCCGGTGAAGTTCATCGAACCATCGGTGCCCTGAACTGGCGTTTCATCCAGATAAATGGATCGAGCGCCGTTCACCAGGCCAACGATAGGCCCCTCACTGATCGCGTCCAGAATGTTCGCATAACTGGTATTGATCAGGCTGTCCGGGCTTTCTACAGGCGTGTGGCTGCTTTCGCTGCCTTTGGAGCCGCGAACGATGGTGTCGGTCATTGGAAAGCCCTTACTGTTCGTCTTCGGCGACGATGCCCAGTGAAATCATGGCGGAACCCACGGTCATCTCGCCGTAACACAGCGGTACCGGGTTTCCTTGCGTGACGGTGTTCTTGATGCCTGAGAAGTTGTAGCTCGGCTTGTTGTCTGCGGCTTCAGTGCTGTCGATTCCGGTTTGGGTGCCGGTGATCATCTGTGCGACGCCACCGATTGCGAGCGAGAAGCCGACAGCACCTACCGCAGTCCATACGGCGGTCGCAGTTGTGCCATAGAGAGCCGCTGCCCCTCCTGGCGCGGCCAAACCTCCAGAGAAAAAGCTTGCAGCCGCGATTAATGCGATGCCAGCGATCGCCTGCAAACCGCCGCTGTTCTTGCTCCCCTGCACTATGGGCACAATTCGGATTTTGTTATCGCCAGGAGGATCGCGCAATTCGTGCTCGCCGATGTTCCGATTCCCGTAGTAGACGGCGTAACTCACCCCTTTATCTTTGGAGTCTGCCAGAAACTGGTTAAATCCTGGAAATAGCACTCCCAAAGCCCGGATAGCTTCGGCTCCCGACCTGACCGAGAGGTTGTGTTCTTTGCCAAAGCGGCGGCCTAGTGCATGAGAAAGCTTGATGGAGCGGATGCGATCCGTCATAGAACCCCTTTTTACATCGTTAGCTGGTCATCCAAACGCTCAAGCCAGAAACGCTTTCTGCCCCGGTAGAGATCCAGCAGTGCCAAATAACAGGCGAAAAAAAGCCCGCACTAAGCGGGCTGCAAACTACTAATTTAAAGACAGGGTCGGATGCTTTCTAGGAAAGTGCGGCCTATGCTTCCACTGCCGAGCTGGTAGTAAATTACCTTCGTCCTTCCATGGTCTGGGTCTATATCAGCCATATACTGGTTCTGGCTGGTAAAGACAGTGGTCCCGCCTTTTCGGCTCGGGAGCATCGATACCTCGGTATGCTGCCCATAATAGGTGTAGTCCTGCCACGCAAATACTATGCATTTAGAAACTTCGTCTACGGGTTTGCTTGAGTACAGCGTCGCTTCTGGTCCTGCCTCGCGCATTTCAGTTATGGACTTTGCACACCCCGCTAGCAATACAACTGCCAGCGCCCCTATCAAAATTCGCATGATGATCCCTCATTGAGAAAGGGCCGAGGGTAGCACTGGGAAGCAGGATGCAAAAAGCCCAGCACTTGGCTGGGCTTCTCTTCAGACGCAGGTACCACCTTTGTGATGCGATCCGGTTCCACCAGTCGGATGTGTGCCTTTGGGGCAGGCCGACGCGGACAGTGAAACGATCGACAGCAAAGCTACCAGGCCAGCAATTGCGATTTTCTTCATAACGCCTCCATGCACTGCGGAATGCAGTTCACGGTTATCGGCGTACGGGTGCCGCGCTTGAATGAAAAAGCCCAGCGCTGGGCTGGGCTGCGTTTCGCATTTGCAGCTACTTGTGGAATATCGCCCACAGAACCCCAACGATAATCAAAACCGCAACTAGGTAAGAGCCAAAATCAGGCTTGGACGCCGAGACTGATTGAGGCGCAGATGAATACGCCTTTTGGCTCTTGTATAGCTTCGAAGTGGAAATTCCAGTTCCAGGGATGCCGGCAGTCACTCGCGTCCCTTTTCTACTGACGTTGGTTGTGAAGCCCTTGCCGCCCACCGACGTGCTGATTCCACTCTTGCTCACATTGAGCCGAATTCCAGGAGCAACCTTGAAAGACTTGCGGATGTGGAGAGCCATAATTCACGTCCTTTGAATGGCGATATCAGGTGGCCATGATCATATTCCGTCCCGATAAAACCGCAAGGCTGTCTGCCCATCCAGCGTGGACAAAAGGCCAGTAACAGACCTGACACAGGTCGTAGTAGCGTTGCTCCCTCAACGAACTGCCTCGGTCCGTTGCCTGCAAGCCCATGGACCGGGGCAACGTGACCTAGAGGTCAAGATGGCTCTCGTACTTAATAATCTAGCTCTTTCCAGATTTAACACGCCGCCTACTGCTACCGTAAACCTTGGCGACCAAGATGGCTGCTCGGTCGTGGTCAACGTCAAACTTGAGGGGAAGCCTGTTGATGAGTTCACCCTCCAAGAGATCACCGCGCTAGGGTTGCAAGCAGCGAAACACCTTACGCATCAGGTTTGATTCGAGCCTGGATTGAATCAATGCGTGCCGCAAGAGATGCCTCTGCAGACGCTCTCGCGGCACACTCCGCCGCCAAGCGGACGCTAAAGCTCGCTATAGACTGATCGAGTGCCTCTACGCGCTGATCGCTGATCCTGACCATTCCAACTGTGCTATCGGTGAGGTAGGCCTCATTGATGTACAACTGTCCGTCAACTACTGCAAACATCTTCTCCATATTTCCCCCTGCGGCATCGCCGCTCACTGATTTGCGTCTTTGTGCCTGAGGATAAGACGCGTGGCTTCGGTCCAATACCCACCGTATACATCGCGCTTCGAGTCACGACCGTAGAGATGATGCAGAATCGCACCCGGTACCGGGTAGTGGTCAGGCTCGGTCTTGAGGATGCCATCGGCAAGATAGATGCCCGCGTGGTTCGGGACTGGCGAGCGAACTTGCATCAGGATTAAATCGCCTTGAAGCAGGTCTGCAGGCCCGATCTGGACGAACCCAGCACCTTCGAAGTTGTCGGTGTAAAGGTCCTTCCCTTCGTTCCACCATCCATCTTCGCGGTCATATTCCGGTAGGGTAATGCCCATCTCGCGCTGGTAGTAATCGCGCACCAGTGAGTAGCAGTCGAGAACCCCGTGCCTGAATGGACGCCCAATCAGTGGCGCCTGATAGCCATTCGGCTCATGTATCAGATGGCTGACCGGCTCACCCTCACGCACTTCAACGATCAGCCATGGCAGGCCAGTCCCTTCCATCGAAACTCGATCTGCATGGCTGAGCCGCGCCGACTGTCCGGGATGGCTGTGAACGATGGCAATTATCTCGCCCTGGTCTTCGGCTAGCGCCCAGGATTCAGTACTGATCTTAAAATCGTCTTCCGGCTTCTCGGCGGAGTTTGAGACCGGCACATATTTGTTTGCTCGACCAGAACGAATGATCAAGCCGCAGGACTCTTGGGGAGCCGATGCTCTGGCGTGTTCATAGATCGCTTTGACGGTGTCCTTCGAAAGCCTCATCCAGCACCTCAGTACCCTGCGCTCGGGTATGAGCCGTAGCGCAACGGGTTGTTCGCGCCAAAGCGCAGCTTGCAGCCAAGGAGAGTGCCGGAGCACATATCTTTGGCAGGATCGTCCGTAGGCGCGTCCTTGTCGGTGAAATACGCCGATCCGGTATAGCCGCAATAGGCGCCCCGGTACCCGCCGATGACCAGCCATTGACAGCAGTTGGCAACGATCTGCCGCCCAGGCAGCTTGCGATCAGTCGCAATCAGCGGAGACTTGAGGATGAACGTCGCGTTCGAAGCGTCCGCCGCCTGCTTTTGGTCGATGGTGTAGACGTCATCCGTGAAATGCTCGTCCGGATTCGCTTCCGGATTTCCGCCCGGGAAGTTGACGGCATCGAGGTAGCGCCCCAGCGTCCGGTGCCGAACGACTTTCGCGTCGATCAGGTCCTGATAGGTTGCACAAAGTGCGGTGATGAATCCGGTGACGTTGCCTACGGCCAGTGTAGGGTTGCCCTGCTGCCCTTCCCCGGTCATCCCCATGCCGTCGACCTTTATCGGCCATGGCGAATACTCGACGCCCTGCCAGGTGATCCCGCCAAGCTTGGTGTAACCGTGGAAGTAGTAGATGTCGCCGGCGATCGCACTCAGGTCCAACTCAAAAAGCTCGACATACTGGCCCGCCTCAAGCTTCTGGACGTCTTCGTAAATACTTTCGGCCATCAGGTCACCTGGTAGGTCTGTTCGAACGTGGCAGTCAGTGACCACGCCTTGCCGCCCAGATCCGTTGGCGCAAAGGTGTCACAAGTGAAGTAGAGGGGGCCGTCGAACGGCGTTGCCCAGATAAAGGACTTGTATCCCTTCTGAGCCCGAAGGAACGCCATGATCGCGGCGATCCGCTCCTTCTCACCTGTGAACGTCAGGTTCCACGACTGAGTTTCGTTATTGATCCCGTCCGCTGCCCGTTGCTTGTAGCCTTGCCCGAACTGGGCGGAACGGATGCGCTGAGTGAATGTTCCGGGCGCTGATTTGTCCGGGCGCCAGGTAAATGTGTCAGCCATTACGCCCTCCCATTAATGGCTTTGCGGATGTTCCCTTGCGGGCCCAGAGACTTCGCTTCCAATTGCTTGTAACGAGCCTCGACGAAGCGTCCAATCTCAGCGCCGAAATACTCCATGCCAGAGGTGTTGCTGCTCACCTGAGAGTTTCCGTCGCCGCTGATTTGGATCGTGACCGCAATCGGGGAAGACCCGCCGACACCAGCAGAAACCGAGGCCGCACCAGAGCCAAGCGGCGTAACGCTGCCACCGTCCGCCCCCGTCATCAGGTAGGATTTTCCGCCCTGATTGAATAGCTCAGGCCCCACTTCGTTGACCTGGTACAGCGAGTTCGGAGCGACATCGCCACCGGTTGCGCGACCACCGCCATAGGTGAGACCAGAGGACGAGGACCCAAGGCCGTAGTCAAAACCTGAACTTGCGCCGGAACCTGCGGATGAGCCTCCAGAGTAAGACCCTGCGGCTGTTGCGCCGATACCGAACAGCGTGCTGAGGATTCCCGATGTGGCCTGCCGTGTGGCGATGCGAGCCAGATCAGAGATGATCGACTTGGTGAAGTCACTGAACGACAGCTTGCCGGTGATAGCGAAGTTCGCTACTGCATCCTCCATGTTGGAAAAGGCATTGGTGAATAACGTTCTCGTCTGCCCGGCTACGTCCCGCGCGCTGTCGAGGTAGTTTTCCCAGGCAGAGGTCGCGCCATTGGTCCAGTCGCCCTGAGCGGTCTGCACGTCCGCGTAGTTCTGACGGATCTGGTCGGTTGCCTTTTTGTTGGCATCGGCCAGAGCCTGGGACTTCTTGGCAAACTCCTCCTCGGACATGTTGCGCGACGGATCGGACTTCTGATTCGCGAGGTCCAGCGATTGCTGGGCGAACCGATCTTGTTGCGCATTGAGCTGTGCATCGAGCGCGTTCTGGCGATCGCCGCGACCAACGCCCAGGACGGCGCGCTGCCCGGCCAACTCCAAAGCCTTCTGCTGCTGGCCAAGAGCTTGGACGTACTGATCGATGTTGTATTTCTGTTTCTTGACCCGCCCGTCTTCCTCGTCGGCCAGCACTTTCAGCCGCGAATCGGCATCCGATTGCGCCTTGACCATGCTGGTCCGGGCATCAGCGATTTTCTGGTCCAGCTGGATGCGCTGCTCGCCGGCGGTAGACGACTTGTCGCGCACCGCCTGCAGGGCAGCGATTTCGGCCTCATACGCTGCCGTTAAATCGCCCTTCTCTTGCTCAACGATCGCAACACGCTGGCTGCTGTAGGACTCAGCCGACACCAGCCCGGCCTTCTGCGCCGAATCCAGTTCCTTTTCGAGGTTCTGATAGTAACCGGTGATGGACTTGAGGTTGTTCTGAGCGTCGTTGAACCCGGTCAGGTTAAGCTGGTTGGCCGGGCCTTTCGGGTCTTTGAACTGGTCCCGAATGTTTGCCTGGGTTCGCGCGACTCTAGTCGGATCGAGGCGAGCGTCATTAGGGTTGACGCGAGCAATTACCTTGAGCTCGTCAGCGTAGTCCTGAAGCGCCTTGTTGCGCTTCTCCGCATTGGTCAGCGCTGATTTTTCCCGGGCATCAACCTTGTCTGCAGCAACAATAGCCGCCTGCTGTCTCTCCGCGTCTAATCCGCGTGCTGAAGCGATAGCATCCAGCGTGCTTTTTTGCTGAGTGAGAAAGCTCAGTTCGAGCTGGGAGCTTTCAAGCTTCTTCCTGTTTTCCTTGTCATCTGGGTCAGCATTGAGGGCCGATTGAGCGTATGCAACCTTCTGCGTTAGCTCAGTAATCCGTTGGTCAATTGAGCTTTGACGGCCGATATTGTTGATGGCGTCGAGTGTCTTTTTGGTTTCCTCGCCGATCCCTTTCCAAGCCCGCTCCCACAGGCTGAGGTTTTGGATGATCTGGCTGGAGCGATCCTTGATCGTGTCTGCGTAGGTGTCGGTCAGCAGCTTGGTCGCGCCGATGGTGTCGCCCTGCTCCTTGAGCGCGACGATCTGCGAGTAAACCGAAGCAGTCAGGAAGTGGTACTGATCGTTCAGCGACTTCGCTGCGGCTACTGGGTCATCGGCGATCTTTGCAAACTCAGCGATGGTTGCGTCAACCGACTTTCCGGTTGCCTTTTCCATCTCCAGCGCTGCTTCGGTGATCTCCTGGAAGCTGCCGCTTGCGATCTTGCCCGATCCAGCCAACTGCGCCAAAGCAGCAGCGGCTGCGCCAGTGGTACCGACAGTCGCGCTTACCTGCCGAGCAACGTCAGCAAGCTGACCTGCGCTTGTTCCGGCGTAATTGCCGGTCAGGATCAGCTGTTTGTTGTATTCCTCTGACTCCTTGGCCCCTTGCAGGTAGGCATAGCCAAGGGTGCCGATGACAGCTGCCACAGCGGCGATGGGGCCAACCAAAGCCAGAAAGCTCAGCGCACTGGCGCCGGCAGTGGCACCTATCTGGGCGATAGCCCGAACACCGCTGCCCCAATCGCCGGTCGAAATAGCGTTGCCCAGTTGGACGACGTTCTCTTGAGCCTGACGGGTCCCCAGTTTCAGGCTGTCGAATGCGCCTGTCGCTTCCGTGAGCCCAGCGCGGTCCTTGCCAATTTTCGCGAGAGCATCGTTGTAGCGATCAATGTCAACGTGACCCGATTCGAAAAGCTGAGTCAAAGCCTTCTCTTGGGCTTCGAGCTTCGCCAGTTTCGCGGTTACCGGGTCGATCCCGTTAACCGTGCGCTTGAGCGCTTCGGTCTGACGCTCTTCAGCCTCGATCAGCCGTTGTTTCTGAGCCAGTTCCTTAGCTTCGGCTTTTTCGATCTTGTCGTAAGACTTGCCGAGCAGGTCCTGATAGGTCGCCTGCTCTTCAGAAGTGACCAGACCCAGCTTGCGCGCCTTCTCCAGTAAACCTTCAGCCTGAATCAGTGACTCGATGCTCTCGATGTTGCCCGAGAAAGCTTTTTCAAGTTGGCTGATGACGCCGATTTCAGCGAACGCGCTGTCTGTCGACTTCCGCGTGATGACGTCCGCTGCTGCGACGGCTGATGCGCCTTGGGCTACGGTATCGGCCAGCGACTGGTGAGTCACCACCAGTTGCTGAATCCGCGCCTTGGCTTCGGCGGCACTTTCGCCAGATGCCTTCTGAGCGGTGTTCAGGCCAAGCAGGCTATTGAGAGACTCCTCAATCTTCTGTTGGTACGCATCGTAGGCACCATCACCGATCAGCCCGGACTTCCGCGCCTGGCTCAGTTGCTGTTCCTGAGCGGCTAGGTCGTTCAGCTTCTTGGTAAGTGGATCAATCTTGCCCAGCAGAGAGTCAAGCTCTTGTCGCTGCTTGCGCGCGGCATCACCGGTTTTCTCAAAACCAGCAGAAACTCCATCAGCCGCTTTTTCTGCCTTAACGCCCGCGGCGGTTAGTTTGTCGAGGTCGGTCGCGGCCTGGGCGGCATCACCCGAATCAACCGCGATCCCCAGTTCTGCGATTGTGCCCAACATGAGTGCTCCGTTATTTCGATTCGCTCATGACGAGCAATGCCTCGGCTTCCATGACACGGATGTCGTGAAAGACCTGACTTCTGGTTTTCTTGGGAATCCCGACGAGAGCCATGATTGCCGGGACGGCTGAGTAATCGAGACCAGTAGGCCCAGCCATTCCGACACGCCACTGCGTGCCCATCGCCTCCATGACGACGAACGCTGGCCAGTTTTCGGGGAGAATCTCCACTGTCTCGTCAAGGTCGGCCGCTGATATGCCGAACAGGGCAAGCTGATTGGGCGGTGCCACAGGCTCGTACAGCGCCTGCGACACCTCTTTCAGTTTCCCAGTCGGACCACGGCGAAGGCGTTCTGGTACGCCTGAACGATTGCATCGCCGGCGCCGGCGGAGGTTTCGACCAGAGCGCGAATCGCTTCAGGCGTGAACTTGTCATCAAAGCCCCAACCGACCACCAGCTCGCTCACCTGCTCGACCTGGCGATCAATGCTGACTTCGGCAAGGTCGACCAGCGTGATGTCATCACTGCGATCCTTGAACCGCTCCCGGTCCTCCTTTTCGGACGCCTGCCAGCCAGCGAACAGCTTGGCCAGTTCTTTCCGGTCGCGATATTTGAACTCGAACGGCACCTTGATGAAGGTTCCGCCGACGCGAGGAATGTCCACGTCCGCCTTGAACGTGGGGTTTTGGGCAATCTTGAACTTTGCCATGAGGATTCCTTACGACAGGTAGCGGGTTGGTTCGGATTGCAGGGCTAGGCTGACAGTACGGGCCAGCAGGTTGTTGCGTGATACCGCCGGCTGCTTGGAGAACGAGATAAACGCGCCGTAGAGCAGTTGGTCGGTACCCGGCAGGACCAGCCGAGCCGCTTGCACTTGCTTACCGGCGTCGGCCTTGAGCAGAACAGCGTTGAACGGCTTAGATGGGTCGTCAGCGATGGTCAGCGTCATGCTGGCTGCAGACTTGTCGGTGGGAACCTGCTTGCCTTGGTCATCCTCGAGGAAAACCACGTCCAGATAGTTCTGATCGCCGCCCGAGAAAGCCAGGTCCGACACCTGAGGTACCTGAACCCAAGTGAGGATCTTCTTCATGCTGCCGACACCGCCGCCGGCGGGGAACAGGATCACGTCGCTGGTATCGATGCCTTCCAGCGTGATCGCAGTTGCCGTAGCGGCCTTCACGCGCACCACTTTGTTGTCCAGCTTGCTCCAGCCGGAGCTGAGCAGAACGATGTCGCCCACCGCAAGGGACGCACCGGTGACGGTAGCCACAGCTTCAGTGGCGTTCGACAGCGCCGAGAACGGCAGGACGGCATCGTAAGTGGCCGCGACCTGGTAGTAGCCGCCGTTCGGGAGTTTGTAGCCCATGGGATTTTTCCTCTTCGCAGAAATGAAAAACCCCGCACTTGGCGGGGTTCGGGGTTTGCCCAATGGGCGGGTTATGCGCGGTCGGCCCGGTATTGAAACGATGCCGATACGGTGAGAGTTGTGTCATCGACAATGGCTGGCCCGGGCTCAACAGGCGTCAGCACCATCACTTCGAAGTCGCCCTGCTGCAGTCGCAGGTACGTGGGGAATAGGTCGTCAAGGTCGTCGATCAAGCCTTCAGCATCGCCTGTGCCATTACCAGCCGGTGTCACGACACTGATCTGGAGCACGCCGGTATATACCCGGTCTGTGCCCTCGAGCGTCTGGGTGTCGGTGCCCGCGGGCAACGTGAAGGTGCGTAGATAAGTTTCGCCGTCACTGGGCTCAAATGCCACGCCCTGATAGGCGATCCGCAAGCCGCGTGGCGCGGCCCAGGCTGCAAGCCGCTGCTCGTAGATGCGGCGAATAATCTGATGGCTCATACCTGGTTGTTCCTGATGGCCTCCAGCACGATCTGCTGGAAGCGCGCGACGGTGATTCGTACCATGCCGCCGGGCGCCTGCTGGGAATGACCGAACTCCAGCGGGATCGCGTACGGCAGCGAGTTGGTGATGTAGGCCGTGTCGCCCGCCTTGAACTCGATCGCGCCGTCGACAATGCGCGCCGTGGACTTGCGTCCGCTTGGGTCGACCTCATCCGTTATGGTGTTGTCCGGCGACCCGATGCTGAACATCCAGTTGCCACGAAAGCGCCCGCCGACGTAGTCCTTACCGGATACCAGCCCGTTCACATTGAAGTTCTGCACCCGCTCGGCCTTGGTCAGCGGCTTGGAGTATTTCACGCCGCGCTTCAGGTTGCCGTTGCGGGTGAAATTGCTCGGTGTCAGAGAGGTGATTACGTTGCGTACTTCGACATGCGCGTCGTAGGCATCAGCCTCGGCCTTGTTCTTTGCCCGGTGCGCAACGTTGGCGGCCCATATTTCCGGGTTGCCCACGGGCGACATGCGAATCACGCTGCTGCCGAGTTCGATGACTATCTCGCGCAATGTCGCGTCGATCGCCAGCTGCGCCTGATCGGCAAAAGCCTGGATCTGCGCGGCAAAACCGCCGCTCAGTCCTGAATATTTGGAAGCCATATCACTTCCTCAGTTGAACGGTCCAGGTGGCACCAGCTGGATCCTGGCTCACGTTCAGCACACGCTTCGCCGCGATGATGTCGCCGAGCTTTGGCTCGGCTGGTGTCGTCGTCGGCAAGCCAGCTGCAGATATGAACAGTTCGTTCTGGAGGATCAGCAGCTTTTCGTCGGTGGTCTGAATCAGCGAGCCATCGATCTCCTTGGCGAGATAGCTGCCGAAGGTCCCACGCCCGGTGTAGGTAATGGTTCCACCAGTGGTAGTGCCCGTAGACGGGTCATAGGCCGGGGTGGATTTGCGCGAGCCTTCCACGGGCTTCACCGCGTCAGCCAGGCCGTCCGGATCGTCAAACGTTTCGGCCAGTTCGGCCTGAATCTCTTCGCGCATTCCCATGGCTACACCCGTTTAAGCATGATCGTGCCCGAGCGCTTGATCCACGGCGCCAACAGCGCCAGTGCGAAGTTCTCGCCGGCGGAAAGGTCAGTCGAACCTTCCGCGTAGGTCTTGCTGACGGAAGTGCCAGACTGAGCCGATACCGTCTTGCTCAGCACTTCCTTCTGGGTCGCTTTGTACAAGTTGCCAGCCGCCGCTTCTTTCGCAACCTGAGCACCTGCAAGCTTGATAGCGTCAGGGGTCGGATCGGCAACGGGTCGATTAATCTTGGCCGTGAGCCAGGCATTCGCCATCGCCACAGCAAGGACCGCATCACCGGTGCCAGCCCAGTCAGGCCCCAACTGAGCATCGACATCGGCCACGGTGATGAAATCGGTCATGTGCTTGTCCTTATTCCGCTGGCACTAGGGCCTGCAGGTCTTCTTTCTTGGCCGAAGCGTCGAACGAGATGTTTTTCGCGGTCAGCCAAGCCTTGAGGTCGTCGACCTTCATTTTCAGCGGGTCGGTTTCAGTGTTGGTGTCAGCCTTCGGCTTCTGAGCGGCAATCGCTGCTTCGATTTCTTCGGCAGTGCTGCGCGAGGCGTAGCCAGTCGGTGGGTAGCTGCCCGCCTGATAGCCAGCGTCAACATACTCGGCAACGGTCGGGCCATCGGTACGCAGGCCGTTTTCATCGGCGCCGGTCACCTTGATGCCTGCGCGCTTGTAGGCCTCGATGATGTTGGGGTTATCGCCCTGCACGAAAACATCGGTTGCCGCGCTGATCACCCCGAAGAACTCACTGAGCAGTCGATAGCACACGCCAGGCTCATTGCCCGGTTTGTCGGTGTAGATCACTTTCATGATTTGCTCCCTTGCGGCAGGGGCGCCCGCAGACCCCCGGCCGCAGCTGGATTACGGGGTGGTGGTACCGCTGATCACGGCAGCGAACGGCACCTGCTTGCGGTCGAAGACGCGCTCCCAGTTCGCCGCGCTCGCGTACTGGGTCGCGGTCGGGCTGAGGTTCTGGTTGTTGCTGCCTTTCCAGCTGAAACCAGCAGGCTGCAGGATGAGCGTCTTACGCTCCCACAGGACTTCAGCACCGCCACCATTGCCGCCGCTTGGCTTACGCTCCAGTTCGACCGGAACGGCTGGAGTCCCCTCGCCGTAACCGAACGCCCCTTGGCCGAAGAACACCGACAGGTAGCGGCCAGCGCCGTAGACGAGGCTGTCGTCCATGAACACTGGCTTGCCCAGGTAGGTGGCCAGGATGATGCGGCCGTCAGAATCGCGCAGGTACTCGATGAGGTCCTGCTTCACCATCTGGTTCATGACTACGGAGTGAACCCCTATCGCGGAGAACACGTCAGCGGCATCGCCGGAGGTGAAAGCGGCATCCTGGAACGCACCCGCGCTGATGGTGGCGCCCGCGTCCACAACCATGTCACCGGCATCGTTCGCGATGTTCGAGGCAATCACGCCGCGAGCCGCGCCGAGCAGATAACGCTGCCAGCGGCGGGTCCAGTAGGTGCCGAAGCGGTTGCGGATGTGCTGCATCGGCTCGGTGTTGGCCAGCTCGGACGTCAGGTCAGCAACGCCATAGCCTTTGTTGAGGTAGAGCGTGCGGGCGCGCATGGTGCCCTGCTCTGCCTTGCCGACTTCGCCCAGGTCATCCGGGTTATCGTTCGAGATGTTGGGCTCTTCGTCAGCGTCCAAATCTTGCCAGTAGCTGATTTCCGAGGTGCCTTGGCCGTTCTGCGCGATGGCGTCCAGTTCGGGCGATTTGACGATGATTCCGGATTCGAAGACCGCAGTCTTTTCCGGGGAGTTGACCGGCGCGATAGTGCCGTAATAGTCGGCGACAAAGATGTCCGCCAGTTGGGTCGTTGCCATGAATTAGGTTCCTTTAGTGGCCAAGAGTTTTTTGAACGCATCGGGGTTGTCGCGGGCCAGCACAGCGCGCTCGGACTCCGTGTACTCGCCCCACTTCTTCGTGGCCTTGCCACCGTTGTCGCCGGTCTGCCCGGCACCCTGAGCCCTTGGCCAGAGGTGTGTAGCTGTTTCACGCAGCGATTCCGCCCATTCGAGCGGGGACAGAGGCGTCTTGCCGTCCTTGCCGTAGATGACCTCGCCATCACGGTCGGTGGCGATCGCCTCGCCGTCGTCGCTGAGTTTGAAGGTGCCCTTGGCGCGCAGGATGATGTCCTCGGCAGCCTCGGGCAGCGCACCGGCCTTGATGGCAGCAGCGCGGATGGAGTCGGCCAGCACCTTGTCGCTGTACTTCGCAGCGAAGGCTTCAGCTTTGTCAGCGCGAGCCTTCTCGGCGGCCAACTGCTTGTCGTAGTCGCCGCGAAGGCGCTCGGTGCGGCGGGTGATGACTTCGTCAAGCTTGCCCTCGGCAATCAGCTTGGTCTCTTCGTCCTGGCCTACCTTGGCGAGCAGGCCTTTCACTGCATTGATGTCCAGGCCTTCGAACTGGGTTTTGAAACTATCCAGTTCAGTGGTGGAGGTCTTGAGCTTGCCAAGCAGCTCGGAGTTCTTGTTCTTGAGGCCGGCGGTAGCAGCTTCTACAGCTGCCGCGATGGCGTCCTTTACGGCCTGGTCTTCAAGATCAATCTGGTTTTCGTCTGCCACTTGGTGCACCCCTTGGGTTTGATTTCCCGCTTTGCGGGCATAAAAAAACCCCGGCATGGCCGAGGTTGAATGTTGCAGATCTGCCTAGCTATTTAGGCAGGTGCTCAAGGATTTTAGGTAGGTTCTGAATGAGTGGCGCTAGATACTGCTGGACGATCCACCACGCCCCTCCAACTATTGTGATCATGACTCCGACCGCCACGACTGCCGCGAATCCTTTGGTCAACATATCGGACTCGATGCGGGCAATCCTTGTCTCTATCTTCCCCATAGAGACCTTGATCTCTGTCACGTCGCGTTCAAGATTAGCCAGCCGAGCACCCATATTCCCTCCAGACTCATCGTCTGCGTAAGCCGCGCCGTCGAATTCCTCAGAAACTTCACGCTGCACGCGGTCTATGCGCTCTATTGTTTCGCGCGTAAGCCCACGAATACGGTCGATCTCATCCTCTAGCTCTAGCGAGGTCTCGTGGAGCTCTGGAGCATCCTGAGGGCCATCACTAGAACCTTGTCTTGGGCCAGTTTTCCTTGCCATAGCTCTTCCACACCAAGGAGTCACCGCTCAAGACCTGGAAGCGCGGGATTGATAACCAAGCTTAGGCGGCGGAGCTATTCTGTCCAGCGTTCTCCGGAATAGCCGACGACTCGCAGTCCTCGCATCAGCAGGTAGTCAACGAATTGCGTCCTGCTTTCCACCCATAGCGGCGGATGGTTGCGGTGGTCAGCCGTGCTGCGCGTCAGCGGCACCCGTTTCTTGCCGTCGAACGAATGTGTGGGGGCCTGCAACTCAATCCCCTGATCAGCAGCGTAGAGCTCGATGGCAAGCATGGTTTGCCCGTGCCGGATGCCGTAGGGGATCAGCGTCTTGCTAAGGAACTCCCCAGCGATCACGATTTCGTTGCGTGGCCAGGCCAACGGCTGGCGGTGCGACGCAGGCCTGCCTTTCCATTGCATCGCACCCATGGCACGAGCAGCCTTCAGCAGGTACTCGACCCGGGAAGATTCATCCAAAGGCACAGGAAACCCGTAGTAGTCGCCGTGAAACCGCAGCGCTTCCGTGTCGGCGTAGCTGTTCGCCTCGGGATTGTCGCCCTTACCGTGCTCGACGATGATCATGGCGCGCCCTGGTGGGATGGGCGGTCAGTTTACACCGGCACGCTTGAACATTTCCGGCTCTATCTCTTTCAGCTGGGCCAAGGTCAAAGGCTTGAATGATTTGTTGAGCTGCAGCTTTGCGAACTTCTCGGGTGACAGTCCGCCGTTTCGGAACAGTCTTCCACGTACCGGGCCCAGGGCCGCATCTTGAAAGCTGGCTGGCTGAGTTGCCAACCAGGTGTAGTAAGTCAGCGAGGCATCAACCTGCCCGCCACCGTCATCACCGATCGAAGCGCGAGTAGCGCCATCGGAGAAAAAGTCATCGAGCCTGGTCAACGCCGTGGTGGTAGATCGGCAGTTGATGTGCGCCGGCGGTAGCGGCCCTTTGCCGACCTTGAAAACCCGGCCGTCGAGGCCCTTGCACTGCTGCGAGGTCTTTCGATCCAGCGTCGATACCCAGCGGTAGCCTTGAACGACATCAGGGTTCGCCTTCAGCGTTTCCATCCGCGCGGTCGTGGCCACATGCTGGATCGCGGTCTGCACCACCGATGCCGCGTTGCGGTTGCTGATCGCCAGAACGCCGTCAGTGAAGTTCTGTGTGGCGGTACCGCGAACAGCCTGGATGATTTGCGCGTTCGTCTGGCCCTGGCCGAAGCCGAGCCTGATGGTGTTGGTGACTCGCATTGTCTCGGCGCGTGTCCAGTCGCTGAGGAATGGCTTCAACAGCTTGCCGCCGTCGAGCCCGGTCACTTGCAGCGGATAAGAGAACACCGCCGCGCGGATGACCGCGTTGCTCGGCACGACCGCATCAATCGAGAATGCATGATTTAAGCTGCTGGCTTCGAACGTCGACTCATAGAGCGCGATGTCCACCAGATCAGCCTGAACCACATCGGCATAGGTCTTGTAGATGTCGAGCAGCTTGCCGTCGACCCGCGCCAAGAAATCTTCAAGCCGCTGACGGCTGTAGGTCGTCAGTTCCTTGCGGGTCAGTTGGTCCCTCACAACGCTGTCTATCTGGCGCAGGTACTTCTCGAATTTCTTGACCTCGCCAGCTTTAAGCCGCTCGATCATCACCGAGTGCCGGGTCGTCTGCTCCAGCAGTTGCGCGTCCTGTTCTGCCGGTACCGTCGCCATTTTCGTTGTCCAGGTTGATGCCAGCGGATTCGCGCTCGTCGCTGATCAGTTCCGACTCGTCTTCGTAGTCGCGCTCTGGCAGCTTGCCGGTGGTGAGGTACAGCCAGTACGTGTCGGCGCTTACGGTGCCTGCCATGACTGCCTTTTGCAGCTCTGCCAGAACCTGAGGATCAACGACCGGCGTGATGAATTCAGGCTTGACGGTAAACGTCACGTCGTCCGGGTTGTAACCGGTCCACTCAGCCGCGTAGCGCAGACCCTGCTCGATTGCTTCGGCAACTGACATGACGATGCTGTGCAGCGTGGCGTGCTGGTCGTTTTGGCGAGTCTTCCGGGCTTCCCCCGACTCGGTACCGCCGGTAGCGTCCATCACCTTGGCACCAGCCTCAAGCGCAGCGCTCTTCTGGTCACTCATCGCCGTGCGAACAGCCTCGATTCCCGCGCCCTGGAATTCCAGATAGCCGCACGAACCGCTCGGACCCAGATCCCAAGCCGCCGATGGGCCGGTTACGGTAAGCTCGACTTTCTCGTCCAGCCCGGCTACCCACGGCTGCGGGTGGCTGGTCTGGTGGAGCGCGGTGAAGTAGTCGGCACTCAGCTGGTAAGACTTCACGGCTGCGCGCGCCATGGTCAGCAGTGGCACTTCGTCAACGTCCGGGGAGTTGTCGGTAGAGCCGCAGTAGATGACCGGCAGGTAGCCAAGGCCTCGCACTAACTGGTTGTTGTTGCCGATCGTGCCGAGTGGTCGCTCGTCCTCGATCAACTCACCACCCTCGTCGCGCACCGCCGTGTAGCAGACGCCGTCGACCATGTAGAACTCGCGGTAGACGGTGACGCATTCGTGACTGTATCGATCCTCGGACTTCCGCCGGAACTCGCGGAACACCGCCAGCACCAGGTCCTGCCGACCACCTTGGTCTGCAGTGTCCCAATTGATGGCGTTGCGTGTGGCATAGGTCGAGAAATACGGCTTGCCGCTGTCGTCGACGTTCACCACCAACGGGATGCGCCCGTGGGAAACGGTCTGGCGCACCATGCGCAAGAACAGCTGCTTGAGGTCGAAGCCGTCGGCAGTGGCGTTATCCTCCAGATCCTTGAGCCCAGAGGGCAGGCTGATCTCGGGAATGAGCCGGGAGACCAGTCCCATCATTGAGCGCAGAGAGTCTCGCACCCAGTGCTCGTACTGAGCGCGGTCGCGGTAGTTTTTGTAGAGGTAGGCGTTCCCTGCCGCATCGATCTTCTCCGCCTCGACCATGCCAGATGGCTTGGGCAGATACTTCGCGCTGCGATTGATCGCGCATTCGCCTTCGAGCGCGTCGTCCATCATCTGCCATTCAGGCAGGTGTACGTCGTACTCGGGGTTTGTGGATTGAACAGGCATCAGGCAAGGCCTCCTATACGGCGGACGCCGCCCGTGCGCTTGCGTCTACTCATTGAAACAGCGAAATAGCGGAATCCATCAGATGCGTGTGAAGACCAGTCATGCAGCGGCTTGTCTTTCCAGCAACCGCGCTTGTCGTCCCATTCCTTTCGGTAGTTTTCCAGGCACGCGATCCCCTCCTCGCACTTCGATTCGTCGAAGGCGCATGCAGGAAGAATTTCACGCACCTGGTCGATGCCGTCATCGACACCGAGCTTCGGCACGACTTTGAATGTGAGGCTGTACTTCTCACCGTCGATCTCGTAGCCCTCGCGGGCGATTTCACGGCGAGTCTTACCGTCACTGCCGAACTCGCGATTGTCGATATCGTGCGGACCCCAGTGCTCGCCGTAGCTATAGCCCCGGTCCCTGAGCACTTTCATGTAGTGCCGAAGGCCCTCGCCGCTGTTCTGGTAGAAGTCGATGACGTGGAATTCTTCGCCTACGAACCGAACGAACCAGATCGCCGTGGAGTCGCCCACGCCGATATCCCAGAACGTATGCACTGGCAGATGGCTGTTGTCGGGTAGCACGCCAATCCGCTGGGCGGCATAAAGCTTTGTGAACTGCTTGGAGTAGTAAGCACCTTCGATTGACTGCTGGAATGCCTCAGCCGGGATCGACGGGTACTCCCGCTTCATGTCGTCGCCGAGGGTCTTCTCCTTGGCGGCGTACCAGGCGCGCTGGCCGGGGTTGGTAAAAATTCCGTGTTTAGCAAAGAGCTCGTTGAAGTAGTCAGTCAACCGCTGCGGGATGACCACGCCTTCCGGGTCAAGCCAGTACAGTGGATTGCGCCACCAACTGAAGAAGAAGAACTTCCAGTCCAGCAGGCCCAGCGGCACGCCCGATAGCTGCTGCTTCTCAGCGCTCTGGGAGTAATCGAAGAAATACCCCGCCCGTCCCTCGGCCGT